CCACCTCGCTAAGGTGGGCGATCGTAGGGGTAGTACCTCTACCGGCTTCAGGACTACCCGCAGTATATAATCTATAACCTGCATTATTATGTTCAAACTTAATCTCCTTTGCGTTTGAAGCTAGCAACTTAGGTCTAAACTCATCTGCCATACGGTCAAACAAGTTTTTACTCATAGCAAACAAAGCATCAGAAGTAGCACTATCATGAGCCATAACTACTGATCGGGCATTAGGGGTAAAAAAGCTTTTCCAAGCTGTACGTGCAGTACAGAACGTAGATATGCCTTGTTGTCTAGCTTTTAGTATTAAAGCTCTAACCCTGCCTTTTTCCTTCAACTGCTGCTCTAATGCTTCATTTACTTTTTGCTGAGCTTCGTTAAATATAAATGGCACAAATCCTTTACTAGCATCCTTAGTAATTATTTTGATTTGTTGTTTTGCAAACTGTTCAAAGTTTGTCTGATATTGAGTTAAGAGCTTTCGCTTCGTTGCTTCCTTAACAAGTTCGAGTTTTCTTCTATTATCCATAATGAACCCCAATAGCTAGCAAGACTACTATTCCTATTATGCCTAGCACTATCAAGTCTTGTTTGTGTGTTTTTCTGTTCATTATTAATCCTTTTTATCCAATCGCTAACACTCACTCCTACATCATCGCAGGGATCATTGTAGAGAATCATTATACCTCCTGGTTAAATTTAACCAATTGTTATCTCTAATAGGAGGCACTTCCTTAACAGAGACTTAGGAAAAAATATTATATATATATATATACACCCATATATATTCTACGCCCCCCTTTCTTCATCCATAAATTATATATAAAATATAATTTCTTAAACTATTAACTTTTCTCTTCCTACATCCAACATTGTCGACCGGAAGGGATCTAACAAAAGGAGTACAAAATGGTAAACGGTGAGGACATCTTCGGAGTTACTTGCATATTTGCTGGTATCATCATTCTACTTATGGTAACATAATGGTGGACTTGGTGGCAGCGGTATTGCTGGTTGGTTGGCCTTTCATATGGATGGGTCTACTACACGTATGGTTTAACTACAAGGAAAGGAGGTAACCATGGTGGAAATATTAATAATACATGGTGCCATGGCGGTTGGCTGTGGCATCGTGGTGGCGTATTGTTACTGGCTATCAGGCGGGTTTAAGTGATGGCTGGTTACAAGGTAAAGGGGGAGGGCACAAGGCCCTCTCTCTTAAACTATATTTTAATCCATTAAAACAAAGGAGGTTGATATGAGATTAAATATAACGGACGTCAAAACGGCGGACGACAGGAAGAACCGGCAGGGCTATGGACATGTCTTACAGGACATCGTCAAGGCTCTGGTCTTTAAAGGCATGGTTGGTAAGGACGGTATGGATGAGTGCCGTGTTTACAACGTGGTGGACAGGTCCAGAGTCAAGTCCTGGAAGAAGGTGGCTCGGAAGATCGAGCGGCTGGTTCCGGAAGTGGACCCAATAGAACTTCGAGAGGTAGTACACCACTACTACACGGAGTTCACGGACCACTGGGAACAGCTCGATAAGAGGTTAAACCCTCCCGAGATGAAGCCCACCTTCAACCCAGGTCCTAGCTTTAATCCTGATGACTACCAGGAGGACGGCTAGGTCCACAAGAGGGAGCCCAGACAAGCTGGGCTTTCTCATAGAAAGAAGATAGAGACTGCCGAGATAATTTCCTCTCTCAGTGAAGTGCAATGTATCTCCTATCTTCTTTCTCTTATAGCGGTTTAGCGATCACAGGCTAAACGTCACCAAAAGAGGTCAAATGTAATTATCAAAGGAGGTAAATATGAGTAATTACAAATTTGTTATCCCATCTAAGACGGATCGGGAAACATTCGACTACTTGCTATGCGAGGCAGACGGAGCTGGAGAAATCCCTCGGTTTGTAAAGGCATACAAGGAGGCCAGAAAAGGTGGTCAGTCTATAGCTATGGCTATGGTTGAGGCCAACGGAGTATGGGAAGAATACATATGGAACCTTCACTATCGGTGAGGGTTTCAGTGTTGGGGGTGGCAATGGTGCCATCCTCTAGTCTCTAACACAACTAAAGGAGGTTGATATGGAAAGAGATGAACATATGGATAGGCATGTCCTATCTGGATACGCTCTGGAGCAGGGCTTGCTAATGAACTACGTGTTCAAGCGGGAGGCTTTGTTTAAGCCGGAGCGGTATCAAGAATGGCTCGGAAGATCTGAGTTTAAGGATAGATGCGTACTTGACTTCGGTAAGGTACACTTATCTATCATTAGATTTGGTAATTTCGAAAGTGGACTTCAGTTCAATAGAGATCATGAGGTTGTCTACGAAATAGCCATTCAGGACCCTGACACTGGTGCCTTGATCTCTCATGAGGCAACAGGAGAACATCAGCTCTACGGAGATGGTGAGGTCAGGACTGGTCTAACGTTAAAGGACCTGGAGTGTATTGTGCTAGAGCTTATGCACGTGTATAAGCTAGAGCGGACACCTAGGATCCTGGACAGGCTAGGCTAGGCTGCGAAAGGAGGCTCTCTAGGGAGCCTTCTTTTTTAGCCTAACCGGTATCCCTTTATATACCGACACCGATATATTTACCCGTATGTCCGACAAGCGCATGTTTCTAGTAGGAAGCGATTTACTAAAAATGTGCCTGTCCCCTATTAGAGAGGGGGTTGTGGGGCCGGTTAAGTTACCCTTATACCTCTAAGAGTATAATAATAGGGTGATTTTCGAGATAGTCATGTGTCTCTCAATGGCCACCTGGCTAGGGGTAATGTATGTGCCAGACAAGCTGGCATTGCTCGTAGTATTTCTTTAATAGGAGGTGTTAATGACACATCAAGAAATCTTTGACTATGCGCTTGCAGTGTATAATGTAGCGTTAGGTGTCGATGAGATTATCCATATCGTTTCTAATAATCTCAATGTCGATCACTTTGTTAGTAACAAGTATCCTAGTTAATCCTTGTAGCGCGAGACAAGCTCGCGTTGCATATACTAATCTTTTAATCTAAACTATAAGGAGTAAAGTCGTGAGTACATATCCTCGTTCTATAATCATAAAAGATCTTACAGCTAAGTTTTGTCGTATCTCAGGTACTGACGCACCCGTTAACCCATTCGGTTCTAAGCAATGGGAAATGGTGATACAGACCTCTGATTCTGCAAAAGTTCAAGAGCTCAAAGATTATGGTCTTAATGTCAAGCAAGATAAAGAAGACGATAAGACCTTTAATGTTAACCTAAAGCGTAAAGGTATCAAAGCCGATGGCAATCCGAATGCGCCTGTCAAGATCGTAGATTCTAAGCTACAGTCTCTTGATGGCTCTAATATCGGCAACGGTTCCAAGGTTAATGTCAACTTATGGCAGTATGAATACGAAGCACCTGGTCGTAAAGGTGTTGCTACGTCGCTTACTGCAGTTCAAGTTGTAGATCTCGTAGAGTACACGCCTACAGCAGGCTTCGAAGCTATCGAGTCTGCACCTAGTGTAGCTACATCTGAGCCGTCAGAAAAGCAGTTGCCATTCTGATGTCTGTGTCGTTCTTTATAGTCCTTGGGGTCGTTATATTCGGCCTCATTGTACTCCAGGAAAGGCATTAATGTTTACCATATCAATCCTCCTACTGCTTGTCCTCATAGTCCTCGTTGGCGTGCGCTTATACTAAGCGTGCCAACGGGCGGCCTATGGGGGCAAGAGTAAATTTTTCATAACCGACAACGGGGTTCAGGGCGTCACGCAGTTCCCTTTTACCGCGAGACAAGCTCGCGCTGCCTGAACTAACCACTAGAAAGAGTCACCATGAAAGTAGCAAAAGACTTCATGACCATTGACGAGCTCATTGTCAATAGTCCACCACATTACAAGCAAGGCGACGTTGAGTGCATTGAAGCAATCAAGGCAGCCACGGGTGCAGAGTATCAAGGGTACTTGCAAGGTAACATCATGAAATACATTTGGCGTTACCGAGCTAAAGGTCAAGCGATAAATGATCTTAAAAAAGCAGAATGGTATCTCAAAGAACTTATCGTAGATGAGTATGCTCAACAAGCTAAAAAAGCTGAAGAAGAAGATACAGTTCACCGAGGTTGTTAAGATGATTTATGCAACCATAATCGTATGTAAGTTAGCAATAGGTTTACCCGATTGTATATTACTATCCGATAACAGAGGACCGTATAATGCTATTGAGCATTGCATTAACAGAACCGAAGAAATGCAGCGAGATGCTTTGCGAGTCCTACCTAAATATAAAGTAGCAGAAACCAATTGTATATCAGAAGATGGAGGTAAGCATGGAACAAAAAGATTCCCAAGCTCAACGAGTTCCGTATAAAGCTATGACGTATCCAGTAGATGAGTTCGGTAGATTAGGTGGTTTATTTAGCCTAGTTGATTTACCTGTAGCCAAGTATGTAAAGTACGAAGACCTAAGTGAAGAAGACCAAAAGAAGATAGATGAATCACCAGCATGGAGAGATCAGTATGCCTAGAAACCTTACCAAAACTTACAAGAAAGAATGTTTTAAATTCCTTGACAGCCTCAGGGAAAGCGGCGAATGTAATATGTTCGGTGCATGCACGTATCTAGTAGACGACTTTAACCTCGATAAGAAAGACGCAGTAGCTTGCTTACAAGAATGGATGAATAACAAGCGAGAAGAAAAACTGCAAGAAGATTTTGAATTAGCTAATTAGGAGAATAGCATGAAGAAAGCAACAACAGCAATACATAGAGTAACTAAAGAACGATTCCCAATGAGCGGTTATAAGTTTACTGTAACAAACCGAAATGATCCTGCTATCATAGAATTAAAGAAGAACGTAAAAACTATGAACAGCGAGAGAGGCTGGGGAACCAAGATGAGAGTAAGACTAATGGGTCGTGGTCCAAGAACATCATGGGCTAGATTAGAAGGTAAGCACCCAAGAGCTTATGACTGCTACCTACCACTAGATAAGGCTACGCATTATGACGTTTATGTTAACGACATTGCAGCAAACTCTTATGCTTGAGCTTATACTATATAGTTTCGCAGGTGGTGCAGCATTGGCCTACATCATCTGGTATCTAGCAGATGCATTAGCAAGATACTACGAATAATAATAGAATACTCGCCCAGTACTACGCCTTCTTAGCACGAGAGGACTTAATATATAACGTGACATAAGTAG